ATCCATCCTCGCGGCGCCGATCTGTGTCACCGCCTCGATGGACGCGGTACCGCCGCCCGACGCGCCAGCAGAAGACTTCATCCGAGATGTGGTGTTCTATTCCGGCGCGAAGGTCGAGCGGTTCGACTGGTGGACCGGCGAGACCTACGATCTGTCGTTCTCGATGACCGGCGCCGACTTATCCGCGCTCAACGGCGGCTCCGCCCCAGTTCTTAACGGCCACGAATCAACCGAAGCCGAGGATGTTATCGGCGTCATTGAATCCGCATCGAAAGACAAGCGCGGATACATGGCGCGCCTCCGGTTCAGCAACCGCGAAGACGTGGCCGGAATCCGGCAGGATATCACAGACGGCATCCTCCGCAACGTCTCCATGGGCGTCTCGATTCAGGCGCTGGAGCTTGTCTCGAAGCCCGAAGAGAAGCGCAAGCACTACATGGCGACGGCGTGGATGCCATTTGAAATTTCCGTCGTTCCGATCGGCGCCGATCCCGGCGCGAAGTTCCTCAGCCGCGATAGCCGCTTGGAGCGGCTGCGCGCAATCGAAATCTCTGCCCCCACTGGCGCGGCCAGCAAAGCAGAACACAGCGAAGCACGCGCCGAGTACGAGTACTTGAGACTCCGCGTTTTTGCCCGCTGAACACCAACCAACAAACGCGAACGAAAGGCCATGCCGACGGCCAGCCGCGCGCGAAAGGGAGCAACCATGAAGAAAAAGCAACTGATCGAACAGCTTGCCGCGCTGAAACTGAAACGCGACGCCCTGCTCGCTGTCACCGAACCCGAAAACATCGTCGAGCACCTCGCGGCGTCGAAAGCCGCCGATGCCGAAGTCGCCGCCGCCCAGCAGCAGCTCGACGCTTTCATCGAACTGGAAACGCTGGCTAAAGCCAACGCCACGCGCGAACCTGCCCGTGTCATCAGCGACAACGAGGCGAAGCGGCCGTTCGCTAACCTGGGCGAACAACTTCAGGCCGTCGCCTTCGCGCAGTCCCCGCGTGGCTCTTTCCATGGTCAGGGCGGACAGATCGACAAGCGCTTATTCGAGACCAACCTCGCCGCTTCCGGCGCCAATGCCACGGTTCCGACCGAGGGCGGGTTCCTGATCGGCACCGAGTTCTCGACGGCGTTGTTGGGCAAGGCCCGCGATACCGCGAGAATTTTCCCGCTGTGCAAGGAAATCCCCATCGGCGAGGGCAATGATTCGGTCGAACTGCCGTTCATCGACGAAACCTCCCGCGCCACCGGCTCCCGCTGGGGCGGCATCCGCGTTTATCGCGCGGCTGAAACCGATTCCCCGACCGCCAGCAAGCCGACCATTGGCCGCCAGGAACTGAAGCTCGAGTCCCTCAAGGGAATCGCCTATGCTTCGGATCGGCTGCTGCGGAACGCGCCGGCGATGTCGGCGATTTTCGAGGACGGGTTCGCCTCCGAAATGGCGTTCACGCTGGACAATGAAATCTGGCGCGGAACCGGCGTCGGCCAGTGCCTCGGCTTCGCTTCGGCGGCGTTCGAGGGTACGGCTCTGATGGTCGAGGTTGCCAAGGAAACCAGCCAGACCGCCGCTACGATCAACGTCAACAACGTCGCCAAGATGCTCGCCCGCCTGCGTCGATCCAGCAACGGGAACGTTCGCTGGCTGGTGAATCAGGACACGCTGTCGCAGTTCACCCTCATGACCCTCGGCCAGGTTCCCGTCTACCTGCCGGGCGGAAGCGTGGCGAACGCCGGCCTGTACGGGACTCTTTACGGCATTCCGATCCTGCCTGTCGAACAGGCGGAAACGCTCGGCACCGCCGGCGACATCGTTCTCGCCGACCTGTCGCAGTACATCGTCATCTCGCAGGGCGGAATCCGTGGCGCTCAGTCAATGCACGTCCGGTTCATCTACGACGAGATGACGTTCAAGTGGTCCTGGGACGTGAACGGCCAGCCCGCCGTGAAAAAGCCGCTCACGCCGTTCAAGGGCACGAACAAGATTTCCCCGTTCGTCTCCCTCGCCACCCGCAGCTAACCACCGGGGAAGCCGTGAGGCTCCCGTATCGAACCCCAAAGGAAAAACACCATGCGTTACGAAGCACTCAAAAACATGCACTTTGTCAAGGGCCTAGATCCGGTGGCGGATGCGTTCTCCGGCACGGTTGGCTCGGATGTTGTCGATGTCTCCGAACACGGCGCGGTCCTGTTCCTGGTCTACAAGGGCGTGGGCGCGACGGGCACTTCGACTATCACCGTCGAAGCCTGCGACGACGTGACTCCGAGCAACACCACGGCGGTCCCGTTTTATTACAAGGCCATCACATCCACTGATATTCAGGGGGCGATGACGGCCGCGACCACTGCCGGATTCACCACCACCGCCGGCTCTTCGCAGATGTACGCCGTTCAGGTGAGCGCTCAGGAACTGGCGAGCGCCGGTTACAAGTACGCGCGCCTGAAGGCCGTCGAAGTGGTTGACTCGCCCGTCCTCGGCGGCATCGCCATTGCGCTGCTGAACCCGAAATACGGCGGCTCCGCCAGCAACACCGTCATCGACTAGTTATCTCCGTCCTGTCTCCTCTCCTGATTGGGGGCGTGCCTGCGGCGCCCCACTTTTGCCGATGATTACCCTTCACAGAAAACTCGTCACGGCTACCGTCATCGACCCGCCGTTAGCAGTGACTCAGGCAGAGCTTGAGGCGCAGAGCCGCGCGTCCGGGCAGGACGCAACGCAACTGACGCCGTATCTGTACGCGGCGCAGGAGTACCTGGAGGAGATCACTGGCCGAAAGTTCCTCCGGCAGACTTGGGCGGCGTATTTAGACCACTTCCCCGTTTGCGGCTCCATACGCTTACCGTTCGCGCCGCTGGCCGAAGTGGACCACGTTAAATACACGCCCGCCGGCGGATCGCAGACCACGCTATCCACCGATGTCTACGGGGTCTCCATCGTCCGCGATCCCGGCGAGATAATCCTTAAATACCAACAGTTCTGGCCATCCAACACGCTCATCACGGTCGATCCGATCGAGATTCAATTCAAGTGTGGCTGGGCGTCGGCGTCGGAGGTACCGTACCAACTCCGGCAGGCTATCCGGCTGCTGGCGGGGCACTGGTATGCCACGCGCGAGACGGTGACCGACGTGCAGGAAGTGAAAGAGATACCGTTCGGAGTCTCCGCGCTGGTGGCTAATTGGGTGATCCGATGACCGCCGGCCCCAAGAACAAAACCATCTCCATCTACGCCTCGACAGAGAGCGCCGGAGCCTCCCGCGACGTGCAGCGGACATGGAACAACACAGCCTCATGGACCGTCTTCGCCCACAAGCGAACCCTCTCCGCCGCTGAATCCACCGTCGCCGCGGCGCGGATGTCGAGCGAGGATGTCGTCTTTGAAATCTGGCCGCTCTCCGGCCTCACCACCACGCACCGCATCCTCTGCGACGGCGAGTATTACGACATCACCGGAATCCGCGACCCCCGCGGCGACGGCAAGCAGTTGCACGTCTACGCCAGCAGCGGCCGCCAGTACGGAGCGCAATGAACCCCGCAAAGGACATCGCCGTATACCTCGCCGCATCGCCGCAGGCGACAGCCTCCGCCACCAGCGGTCGCGTGTTCTGGCCGTATCCGACATCCGCGCCGACGCTGCCGTATGTGTGCGTTCGGCTCAACGAGACGCGCCGCATTGCCGTCAGCCTCCAGGGCGCCCACGCGCCGCGCGAGTTTGTGGTTGAAATACATTGCTTCGCTGCTTCGCAGTCCGCCGCATGGACCGTCGCTGACGCGGTGACGACCGATCTGGATAACAAGACCGGCACGTTCCGGCAGTGCTACTGCTCTAACGCCGCCGACCTGATCCGCGAGGACGATTTTGCCGCGGGCGTTTTCGGCGTGGCGCTGGTTTTCACGGTGAAAACATGACCGTCTCTTGCCTCATGCCGACGCGCAACCGCCGGCAGTTCCTCCCGCGCGCATTCGCGTGCTTTCAGGCGCAGACGCATCTCGACTGCGAGTTGATCGTACTTGATAACGGGGAATCAGTAGCGGACCTGATACCGGACGACCCAAACATCCGGTACATCGTCGATGATAGCGATTCAACCCTCGGCGTCAAGGTCAACCGCTGCGCGGAACTCGCAACCGGCGACATCCTCGCCATCTGGGACGATGACGACTGGTACCACCCGCAGCGCATCGAGCGCCAATTACGCACGCTCTCCGGCTACGCACTGACCGGCTACCACTCCATCCTCTTCGACGACGGCGCCAAAGCCTACGAATACATCGCCCCGCGCGGCATCCTTGGGAATTCGCTGATGTTCACCCGAGCCCGCTGGCAGAAACGCCCGTTCCGAGCGATGGCCGTTGGATATGACACGGATTTCGTAACGAATACAACGTCCATATCTGCGACTGACGGCTGCGACCTGTGCGTGGCGTCGATCCATCCTGGCAACACCTCGCCGCGCGTCGTCAACTCACCCGGCTGGCGCCCGGTGCCGGATTGGGGGCTGCCCGAAGGATACACCCGAGTATGAAACGACTTTGTAAGGGCTGCGGCGCTCCGGTCACTAAAACGAGACCAGACGGGCGCACGGAGCGCTACTGCACACCTGCCTGCCGCATCGCCTCCAAGGCCGCGAAGGCTTAACAAAAACCAACCGCCGTGAGGTGAACCCGAAAGGAAAACCTCATGGCATACCAAGCCTCTGCCGTAGCCGGCTGCCAACTGTCGATGACGATGGGCTCGCCCGCCGCCCTCGACATGATCGAAGGCGTAACGAACCTCGCATTCTCTGGCGGTGAACGAACCGACATCGACGTTACCGCGATCTCAGACGAAGATCAGAAAACCATCGGCGGCCGCCGAGCGAAGAAGAAGGCGACGTTCCAGATTTACGAAGATCCGGGCGACGTGACCCACCAGGCGCTGCTGGCCAACTACCAGAACGCCACGGCCACCGCGGTCGCGTGGACTCTCGTTGACACCGACGCCGGCGCGGCTTCGCATGCGTTCAGCGCATATGTGTCGCAGTACCAGCGGAAACGCGATGTTGACGGTGCCCTCGTCGCCGACATCGAAATCACGCTGACGACCGACATCACCACCACCCCGTAACCATCGGGCGCGGCGGGCTCACCACTCGCCGCGCCTCTTCAACCCGAGAGGAATTGAATGCCTGATTTTGCCACACCCACCACGCCGATCCGGTGGCGCGGGAAGACCTACGAATTGCGCTTTCGCATGGCCGACATCGCGGCTACCGAGGGCGAGCTTGACGTTGACATCCTCGTCCCCAAGGCGGGAAACGTCTTCAGTAAGCCCGAATTCTTCAAGCGAGCGGTGCTGCTCTACGCGCTCGTTCGCCAGAAGGCGAAGGACGTGACGATCGACGAATGCCTTGATGCCGTCACCGGCCCGCAGCGAGACAAGTACCGCGAATCTCTCGACACCGCGCTGACAGCGTTCGAGCCAGTCCTGAACGACTTCTGGGGCGTCAAGAAAGAAGAGGCGCCGGATAGACGCCCTTTAGCCGACGCCAATTCTGGCGACTCCTCGAATGCCGAGCCGTCCACGTCTACCGAATCAGCCTAGCTGAGTTCTGGGACATGAGCCCAGGCCAGTGGATGGACCTATGCGCGTACCACACGGAGATGAATCGGGACCATGGCAAGAAGGTTCGCCGCTGAAATCAAGGGCCTCCGCGAGATTCGCCTGCGGTTCTCCGACATCGCGAAAGCGATGGCCGGCGACCGCACTCCCACGCTCTCCCGCGTCTCGAAAACCGTTGTGGACGCCTACGGAGATGCCGCGATGTTCGTGCGCGATAAGGCCCGCTCCAATGCATCATCGGCAGGCGTCCCGCGACGCTTGTTCTCCGGCTCCCGCCCCGCTATCTTCGCATTCGCCGACTTCGACGCCGCTAGCGATAACAAGCGCAAGCGGTCCTCTCTCGTCGGCGTCAGAACCGGACTCTCCTCCCGCGCGAAGGACCCGCACCTATTCATCGAATGGGGCAAAGGTCACCGCCGCCGCAAGGACGGCACGATCGCGCAGCGCGGCCTCGCGATGTCGTTCGGCGCTCTCTTCGAGCGCGGCACGCAAAACCGCCGCATCCGCGCCGCCCGCTACTTCCGCAGCGCCGTATTCTCCACGCGCGGCGCTGTCGCCCGCATCCTCACCACCGCGTATGAGCGAGCCGTAGAAGTCCTGAACAAACTCCCCTAATGTCATCCCTCGTATTCCGCATCACCGGCGATCCATCCGCGTTCAAGAGCGCGATGGGCGAAGTGGGCGCGTCCCTCGCGTCCACGTCCTCGCGCGTCGATACGCT